AACTGCAATAGAGTCTTTGGCTTCTGAAGTTTCCATATAACAGGGGTTTGAGTGATAAATGAGGCAGAAAGCAAGGTTGCTTTCTGCCTCATTGAACTATGGTAGAGGACCTGCCCCGATGCTTCCGCTTGGGTATAGCCAGCGCGGGCAGCGTCGCCATTGCGGCGTAGCGGAGGGCATCGCATCCGTGATTGTACTTGTCTATCGGGGTGTTGGTCGGCAGGCCCGTCAGCCGGTCAACCTTCCATTTGTAGGAGCCCAACTCCTTTTTGAGGTTGGTGCTGCGCTGGGTCACGTTGATTTTGTAGCGCTTCAGCAGGCTAATGCCCACATCAATAGAGTCAGGGCCTTTTTCTGCCCCTTCTATCGGCAGGCCGAAGCGTTCTAACTGTTTGATGCTCTTAGGCTCTGAGGAGTCCGCTACCGTGCGCTTGCGCTTGCTGAGAGGGTCAAGTTCAATCAGGTCTTTGTAGATGTCCTCGTTCTCAAGACCCTTCTCACTGATCAACTCGTCAACCCACAACTCCCCGTTCTGTATGTATAAATCCACTACGTCCGTCAGGTCGTTGGTGAATCCAAAGTCAATGCCGCGGGCAAGGAACTTCGCGTCCTCTGGTATCTCAGGCACAACGAACCAGTTGCGGTAAATAAGGCCAGAAATCTTACCAGTCAAGCCGCGGGCATAGACGCGCCACAGTTCCTCATCTTCATTCTTGATGTCCTCAATCGCTTTATGATCCTCCTCACTGAGCCATAGGTTGTGCCGGTGGTCGGAGATAATCAACTTAACATTGTCCTTGCCGATGACCTTCTCATGGGCCCAGAACTCCGCCGAAGGGTTGTAATCAAGGATGATCTTGAAGCGGGTGCGCCTCGCCAGCTGCCAGTAGATAGAGTAGGGTATCCCGTTGGCCTCATTGACGAACAGAATATCCCGCTTACCATTTTTCGCGCTCTGCTCCGTCTCGTAGGAGGTGAACTCAATCAGGCTGCCATTATGGAACTTGATGATACGCTCCGTCTGATGCCAGTTGCTGATATACTGCTTCAGCTCTGGGGATTTGCCGTATATCTTCTCAGCGTCCCGGTAGGCCCCTTTTTTCAGGTTGGGGATGCTTTCCCCTACTACCGTAATCACAAACCCCTCCCGCGTCACAGCGTACCAGAACAGCAACTGCATGATGCTGTAGGTCTTGCCGCTCCATGTGCCACCTTGATTGACTAGGATTTTCTCAGGGGCGTTGACGTTTGCGAGGTAGAGGGGGCCAGCATCAAACATTATACATCAACCTCCTTCTCTGAATTACTGAGTGGTGGGGCTGATGTATAGATGCGAACCTCAGGCGTTGGCAGGGGTGCGCCATCCTTGCCCGTATGCTCGTGGTGGCGCTTGTCTTTCCAGTTCTCAGAGTCCTGATTCTGAAGCGTCGCCAGGATCAGCATATCAGAGGGCATGGCTCGTTTCTTTGTGACTTTGCGAGTCTTGATTTTGGGAACGCTGTTGCCGTTTTTGTCTTTGCTGTCGATGTACTCCGTCGTGACCTCTTCATACTCGTACACATCGAGCCGCTTAGCCAACCCACTGAGGGCCATTTCTGCAAACGCCTGAAGGCGTTGGGCACTGGCTTTTTTTACGGAGTCAGAAAAGTCCGATTCGTCGCGCTTCCAACGGTAGAAGGTATCCTTTGAAATGCCCACTTGTTCGCACACGTCCGCAATGGTGTGCTTGCCTTCTGCAAGAAGGGAGCAGATGCGCTCGGTCAGGGTTGGGTCGTACTTCACAGGGAGTGAGGGGTTTTCATAAAGTCCGGTTTTTCGGACTGCCCAAAACGATTATTCTTGTTTTGGGGCAAATGGAGCGCCGGGGAAGGATTTGAACCCCCGACCTCCCTACTGGTAGTAGGGCGCTCTACCGCTGAGCTACCGGCGCTTGTGTTGTCTTTCTTCGGGTAGGGCTTGCGGAGGGTCTTCGCCAACGCCTGCATATCCTTGGTAAAGGGATAGATGTATTTGAGCTTATCGGCTGACTTGACCTTTTCCAAGCCGACCTGTGAGCCGTACACGGAGTTGATTGACTTCGCGTGTCGAGCCTTGCCGGTGCGCGGGTCTATGAGGTGAGCTGTGACTTTCTGCCGGCCGGTGAAAATCCAGTTCGTTGCTTGATAGATGGTACCGACGTGCTTCTGCCCAGTATCTGCATAGCTCACCAGTAGCTCAAGCAACGGGCAATCCCGGCGCACCATGCGGAGGGAGTAGGCCAGCGCCTTGCTGGTTGACTCCTGCTTACCATTGAGGGCCACCCGTACGAGTTCTGCTACCTGTCCCTGCCGGAGGCCGTAGGGAGAGGCAATGTTATTGTTGGCCCCGATGGAGTAGCAGATGACGCCGCACCATTCGTTAGCGTCATTGAACACAGAGTAGGCTACCTGCACCAACGGGACACTCTTGCTGTAATGCCAATTCAGAATAGCATAGCGGACAGCCTTCGCGGAAGCACGTTCTAACCTCATATCCCGCCCGCGCTAACGGAGAGGAAGGCCCCGGGGTATTCCCGGTCCAACAGCTCCTGTATTTTGTTTTCGGCCTTCTGTAGCTGCTCCGGCGTGGTGAAGGTAATCTTCATAACCGGCGGCTTGCCAGCGCCCTCGCCTAGTAGGTCCTCCCCACTAGGTTCTTCCTCCGTCCATGAGGAGGGAACGTCAATCCAACTGGGTAAATCGAGGTCCGACCAGTTGTTTGCCAACTCATCCCAGTTCCACTCTCCGAAGGAGGCATTGTCCTTGATGATGAACTCCCGCTTCTGCTGCTCTGTGAGCCCCGTAATGACGAGTACAGGCACCTCTACATATTGAAGTTGTAGAAGTGCCTGTAGGCGCATGTTGCCGCCAAGAACAACGTAGTTCTCATCAACGACCAGCGGCCGTATATGCAGCATTTCAGGGAAGTCCTGAATGGATTTTTTCAGCGCCTCAAACCGATGATCCTTGATCAACCGCGGATTTTCCGGATTCAGCTTTAGCTGCTCGATTGGCAGGAGAAGTGAGGTATGTGACATACCCCAAAGTTGCATCTATGCCGGGTCCTTTGCGCTGTGTGAGGTAAACAAATGTTGCACAATTACTGTGCAACTAATTTCCAACCACTTGCCCCACAAGGTTCCATCTTCATGCGAATTGAATCTTTCTCAGAGGGCACAGCAGCAAACAAGGCCAAGGCCAACGTTCGGGCGCGGAACCGTAGGTAACGGGTTCTATCTGCCCGGCCAATTAGCTTTATTTCGCCTGCTATGCCATCCATAGCGGGAAGTAATAGCCAATGTGGGTTGTTGCTGGTTGGTGCCAGCAGAAGCAGGGAATCAGCGGCTTTTTTGAGAACGTTAATTGCCTCCCGGTTTGCGTTGACCAGCCCATCGCGGTACACCGTCAGTATCGGTTCATTACTGTGAACTTCAGGCTCTATAACAGGGGGTGGTGGAGGGGAGGGAGGGGTTGGGTATAAGCTATGGGTTAGTTGCATGGGTGGTGAATTAGTACCTAGAGGTATTTTTCTCTTTTAGCTGAATTTCCCCTCTGGGTGTTTTTTAATCTTTTCAACCTGCCTTCTTTCTCTTTCATAGAACATCGGGGGTATTCGGGGTCTCCTGCTAGTTTTTCCCGCTGCTCTCTGATGTGTACTAGAACTGCCTCAACGCATTCAGGGAGGGAGGCATTTTTATATTCTAGTATTTCGGCGACAACCTCTAAGGCCCGCGATGTTCGCCGCCGGCCTTTTCTGAGTTCATTGTCAATGCGGCGCTCCGCCTCCCTGATATTGATAAGCTTTGTCATTGTGGAGGTCTATCCGTTAAGCGGCAATCCTCATATGAGGAAAAAAATCAGGGGCTGGCGCTGGCAGCTGCGAGCCTTTGGCCTTGTTGCAGCGGTAGCACAGGCTCTGAAGGTTACTGCGGTGGTTGCCGCCGCCGTAGGCTAGGGGTACGATATGATCAACTGTGAGCCCGAAAGGAGAATGACACTCCCTGCAGCTTGGCTCCTCTTCCCGTACGCGTTGCTTCAGGGCCTGCCATTCGGGGCAGGACTCGTCCGGCCGGGGGGTAGCATCTGGCAGCATCTGAATAACCTTACAGGTACTGCGGCGCTGCTTCCGGCGCTTGGCCCGTTCAGCCTTAGAAGATTGCGGGGTGCTGCCGTTGTTCTTGCGGCCGGCGCGGAAGATGGAAATAACTTGATTCGTTTCCGGATCAATTTCCTCTACTATTTTTTTGTTTATATTTTTCAATCCCATGACGGTTGTCTTCGTTGTGTGTGCTGTGTAATTACTTATATCATCTCCTATGAAACCTGATACCCTTGCTGCCTTTAATGACCTGTTTGGTCGCCCCCTTATTTCTGGTTCCTGGGTCCATCTGATGCGGTGGCCCTTTGAGGAGAAACGCCCCGAGCTAGCGCCCCTGAATGAGTGCTATCTGTGGCGTGTGCAGGAGACGAAGCCGGGGAAGTTGGAGCTAGTGGCGTACGGGGCCGAAAAGCGCGTTCTGCTGAACGAACGCCGGGCAAGGGTACTCATAGCCTTTGCGCCCTCTATTCATCTGGTGTTGTCTGAAT